GTTGGTACAACTACAACTGGTACTTTCGACCTTGACACAGACTCTAACGGTCGTTGGATGGTTGAAAAAGTTAAAGGTTTGGCATTCCAAATCGAGCGTGAAGCTAATACTATTGCCAAGACAACTCGCCGTGGCAAAGGTAATGTAATGATTTGTTCTTCTGATGTTGCTTCTGCTCTTGCAATGGCAGGCATCTTGGACTACAACTCTGCACTACAAGCTAATGTTAACTTGACAGTTGACGATACAGGCAACACATTTGCTGGTACATTGTTCGGTCGTATCAAGGTCTATATTGACCCATATTTCCCAACATCATCAACATCTGAGTTTGCAGTAATCGGTTATAAGGGTTCAAACGCTTATGACGCCGGTCTGTTCTATTGCCCATATGTTCCGTTGCAAATGGTTCGTGCAGTTGATACAGGTACTTTCCAACCTAAGATTGGTTTCAAGACTCGCTACGGCTTAGTCGCAAACCCATTCGCAGAAGGTACATCAGTAGGCGCTGGTGCAATCAATGTAAACAGCAACAACTACTACCGTGCATTTAAGATTGCAAACTTAATGTAATCTAAAAGTCACCATTAAGAGTGACGCTTTAAAGAGACCTCCTAAAAAGAGGTCTCTTTTTTTTATCTTATAAATACAGATATGACAGCACTTACTAGAAACCCTACAAATCCGAATCCACTACAACCGAATAAGTTTACTTTAAACTTTTCACGGATTCCTAATGTTCAATTCTTTTGCCAAGCAATTAGTATACCTGGCATTTCTACTGCTGAAGTTCCAGTACCTAATCCATTTGTCGATGTTTACGCACCTGGTGAAAAGGCGATTTACGATTTACTGAACATTACTTTTATTATTGATGAAGAACTCTCTAGTTGGTTAGAGATACACGATTGGATTCGTGCAATGACATTCCCAAAAGAATATGAAGAATATCAACAACTCGCAACATTGAATCCATATCAATCATCAAGAATACCTACAAGGTTGCCACAATATTCTGATGGCATAGTTACATTATATTCTTCTTCGAATACACCTTATTATAGATTTAAATTTTACGATTGTTTCCCAACAACAGTATCTACCTTCTTAATGAACTCATCTGATAGTCCAGAAACAGTAATGACCGCAGATGCAACATTCAGGTACAATTACTATGATGTTGAAAAACTCTTTTAAAAACGCTTGACATTCACCTGGCAATAGTGTAAACTCCTGTAATAGGAGGCTTTTTTTATGAAACAACTTGATGAACTATTGGAAGAATGGCGCAAAGATTCCGACATTGATAGAACGGAACCTGGCAAGGCGCTTCTCGATATTCCCAAAATGCACAGTAAGTATTTGAACATACTTAGCCGTCATCGCTTGCTCTCCAAAGAAGCAGAGTTTAAGTATAATCGTATGAAGAAACTCAAATGGGAATATTATACTGGCAAACTTGATGATGATGAATTACAAAAACACGGGTGGACTCCGTTTCCATTTGTGTTGAAATCCGACATATCTACATACTTAGATAGCGATGAAGATTTAAACAAGTATATTGCATCTAAAATTTTACACGATGAAATTGTTGATATCTGCCAAAGCATTTTGAAAGAATTAAACTCTCGCACTTTTCAGTTGAGAGACTTTATAGCATGGGAAAGATTCATACAAGGTGTCTGATTTAATATTACATAAAAAGAATGAGGCATTCATTTCATTTGAATGTGATAGGAGTATTGCTCAAGAACTGAGTGACTACTTTACATTCTTTGTTCCCGGTTATCAATTCACACCTGCATTTAAATCCAGAATGTGGGATGGTAAAATTAGATTGGCAGACTTGCGGTCTTTTACCACTTATCATGGACTTGTTCCTTATATTCAAAAGTTTTGTGAAGAACGGGATTATACACTAGAGGTTGATTCGGATGTAAATGTTACGGAAGAATTCTCTGGTGTTGAGGCATTAGAGTTTATTAAAACACTTAATCTGCCACATGAAGTAAGAGAGTATCAATGGAAATCTTTTATTCATGCAATACGGAACAAGCGTATTTTACTCTTATCTCCAACGGCTAGTGGCAAAAGTCTCATACTCTATATGATTGTTCGCCTGTTACAACATGCAGATTACAAAAAAGGTCTGTTAATTGTACCAACTACATCATTAGTGGAACAAATGTATAGTGACTTTGCATCATATGGTTATGATTCAGAACAATATTGCCATAGACAATACTCTGGTAAAGATAAACATACAAATATGTTTCTCACTATTACCACATGGCAATCAATCTATAAAAACCCAAAAGAATATTTTGAACAATTTGATTTTGTTCTTGGTGATGAAGCACATCAATTCAAAGCTAAATCACTCACAACTATTTTGTCTGGATGCGTTAACGCTAAATATAGGATAGGAACAACAGGTACATTAGACGGCACACAAACACATAGACTTGTGTTAGAAGGTTTGTTTGGACCTGTTTATAAAGCAACAACAACATCTGAGTTGATTGAAAAAGGTCAACTTGCAGATTTCAAAATTAAATGTCTGATTCTTAAATACAATGATGCTATTTGTAAACAATCAAAAGATTGGGACTATAACACCGAGATAGATTACATAGTTCAGAATAAAGCAAGAAACGATTTCATTCGTAACTTAGCTTTATCTTTAACTGGTAATTCTCTTATATTATTTCAATTTGTGGAGAAACATGGAAAAGATTTATATGCAAATATCAAAGAACATGCAGGCAATAGGCATGTATTCTTTGTTTTTGGTGGCACCGATGTTGAGGTTAGGGAATCAATTCGTGCAATTACTGAAAAAGAAAGAGATGCTATCATTGTTGCTTCATATGGTACTTTCTCTACTGGCGTTAATATCCGCAACCTCCATAATATTATATTTGCCTCACCAAGCAAGTCCAGAGTTCGCAATCTTCAATCTATTGGTAGAGGATTAAGGATAGGAGAAAACAAAACAGAAGCCGTTCTATTTGATATTGTCGATGATTTTCGTATAGGCAAATATGCCAATTACACATTGAAACATTTCATCGAGCGTGTTAAAATATACGATGAAGAAAAATTCAACTATAAGTTTTATAACATAGAATTAAAAAATGGAACAGACAACTAATACTAACATCAAAATCGTAAGACTGCAAAGTGGTGAAGATATCATGGCAGATATGATTGAAGATGAAGAAAATGATACCGTCTTATTAGATAACCCAATGCATATCATATTCAAAAGAATACCTACTGGTCAAACAGTTATGATGATGATGCCTTGGTTACCAATTGAGTTGATTAAAGAGAATAATGCCATTCTTTATACCTCAGACATCCTTACTGTGATAGAACCTAAAGATGATTTAGTTGAGTATTATGGTAATGTTGTTGTTGAAGCACAACAGAGAATGGAAGAACAAAGAAAATTTACAAGTCTTGAGGAAGAAATGCAAGACGAAGAAGAAGATGGAGATGATTATGATGAGGAAGATGACGATGAAGCAGAACAAGAACTATTTGAAATCATGCAACAGAGAAAACGGAGTAGGATACATTAATCATTTTCTAAAGGAACACCGCTATGATACATGTTGTCAAGCGTTTTGTCAACAGAAAGACAGGTAATTATGGATACAATTGATACAACAACTAAACCGAAAAAAACAAAACACTATGTAAATAACGCTGATTTCTTGGCGGCACTTATTACATATCGTGAGAAATGCGACATTGCCAAACAAGAAGGCAAGGAAGACCCACAGATTCCAAATTATATTGGAGAGTGTTTCTTTAAGATTGCAGACCACCTATCACGCAAACCCAACTTCATATCATATTCATTCCGAGATGAAATGGTATCTGATGGCATTGAAAACTGCCTGATGTATTTCAGAAACTTTGATCCGGTAAAGAGTACCAACCCTTTTGCCTATTTCACACAAATCATTTACTATGCCTTTCTGCGTAGGATTATGAAAGAGAAAAAACAACTCTATGTTAAATATAAGGCAACAGAACAGTTTGGTATACTTGATGAATATGAAATGTTTGAAGATTCAGACGGCAACATGAAACAGTTTCAATTGTATGATAACATTTCCGAATTCATTCATAATTTCGAAGAAAGTAAACGAAAGAAAAAAGAAGGCAAAGCTAAAGGCCTAGAAAAATTTATGGAAGAAGATTCGCCTGAATAGTATTGACAATCAAGCAAAAAGGAGTTAAAATGGATCGATTAAAAGTGGAACATCATATTAAACATCTACAAGAAAAACATGATGAACTCGACAAGAGATTAAAACCTGATACGCCAGATTTTATTTCTAGGGTAATAAAAAAAGAAAAACTCCATTTAAAAGATGAAATTGAAAGATTGAAAATAAAAATACAATGAAATTATGCATTTTAGGTGACACACACTTCGGCGCTCGAGGTGATTCGTTAGATTTTCACAAATACTTCCAGAAGTTTTATGAAGAAGTATTTTTTCCATACCTGAGAGAAAACAATATCAAAGATGTTTTCCAAATGGGTGACTTGTTTGATAGGCGAAAGTTTATCAACTTCAACTCACTCTATTTGTGCCGTAAATATTTTTTTGATAGATGTGAGCGTGAAGGTATTAAATTACACACTCTATTAGGTAATCACGATGTTGCATACAAAAACACTTTAGAAGTAAATTCTTCTTCTTTATTGTTGAATGAATATAACAACATTGAAATCTATGATGATTTTGACACCATAGAGTTTGATGGCGTCAATATTGATATTGTGCCTTGGCTATGTGATGATAATGAACCCACTATCTTTGAACAGATGAAACAATCTAAATCTCAAATATGTTTTGGTCACTTTGAGATTGCAGGTTTCGAAATGGACAGAGGCAATGTTTGTGATACTGGTATTGACAAACAGTCACTATCA